GGAAGATTTTTCTTCCTCGGAAAGGTCTTCAAACTTGAGTTTGAGAGAGGTCTTCTCCTCTTCAGTCAGGTGGACAAAGCGGAGTTTGAGAGAGTCTTTTTCCTCTTCGGTGAAATCGGAAAACTTCGGACGGAGGGTCTCAAAAAATTCAAGATGCTCCTCAAAGATGAAATCCTTACCCCGTGGGCCCCTGTCTCCCTTGGGACCTCGGAGTGATTCAATTTCGCCTTCAGTCAGATCGGAGAACTTGAGTCGGTTCTCGGCAATCCATTCTTTAATCCGGTCGCCATGCTCGGCAAAGGAGAAGTCCTTCCCCGCAGGGCCTCTTTCTCCGCGAGGCCCACGAAGAGATGCTTTTTCTTCCTCGGTCAGGTTTTCAAATTTAAGTTTGAGGGAGTCCTTCTCCTCGTCGGAAAGGTCAGAAAACTTGAGCTTGTTCTTCTCAAGTATTTTCTCGATCTCTTTTCTGTTTTCCTCAAAGCAGAAGTCTTTCCCCTGCTTTCCTCTTTGCCCCCTTGGACCACGGAGAAGAAGTTTCTCCTCGTCAGTAAGATCGGAGAACTTGAGTTTGAGGTCCAGAGTAGAGACATGGGCCTTGATGAGGTTCTCAATCTCTTCTTTGTTCTCTTCAAAAATGAAGGATCTTCCATCCTCCCCTTTGGGCCCTCGGAGAATCTCGAGTTCCTCGACAGTGAGGTCCTGGAATTTTAGGGACGCTTTCTCGATCCACTCCCGAAGAATGGGCTCATGTTCGGAGAGGTCAAAGTCCTTCCCCGCTGGTCCCGGAAGTCCCCTCGGGCCCCGAAGGGAGGACCTATCCTGATTCGCCTCTTCCACGGAAGAAAGCCGATGAGAAATTTCTTTGATTTTCTCATCGACAATCTTTGAGAGAAGGGCAAGGAGGACCTCTTGTCTCACCTGGGATTACTTCCTTTTCAGAAATTCCAAAGCGGCTTGGGATAGCTCCGTTTCGATTTCGTCCGACTCCGACGGAGGCTCCTCAACCTGCCTTTCCTCTGGCTGTGTCTGCCCCTTTTGAACCTGGGCATCAATGACCTCATCAATACGGTCCGCAGGGGTGAAGTTGTTGACCGCAATGTAGAACCGATCTCCACCGGGGTAGCCGGGCTGTCCTTCACGCTCCCTGATCTCGTTTGGCGTCATCGCGCCAGACTGCATCATTTTGGAGAAGTAGTTTGCCCGGGTCGTCATGTCCCCACGGAAAATGGCGTACAGGTCCATCTCGGAATACCTTCCGCCAAATCCGTTAGAGAGAAGTTTTACGTCACACTCCATTTCCCAGTTCCTCGCCCATGCATCGAGGGTGTCGGTGGCGACTTCAAGGTTGGAGTTTTCCACGTTGTTGTAAGTCGTGGCCCCCGTGTCGAAAAGTTTCGTCGGCGGAAGGCCAAGGAAGCGGGCAATTTCAATAACGCCGAATTTTCGGGACTCGAGGAATTGGAGGACCTGGGGGTCCATGTTGAGGGGCTCCCACTTCACCCCTTCCTCGAGGATCGCAACAGATGCCGCTTTTCTTCCAGTTTGGTTGGACTGCCACGACTCTTTAAGTTTCTTGTAGGCCTCGTCAGACATCGTGCCGGGGTGGCTGAGAACTCCGGAAGGAATCCCCGCGTTGGCAAAAAGTCCGGATGCCATCTGGTCCGCACCGAGTGAAATTCTCAGGGTCTCTGACGCATAGGCGGCCAATCCCTGGCCCATGAGTCCGTCCCTGGTAAGGTGGAAATTCTTTATGTGGAACATATCCCGAGGACGGATGTAAGCGTCTTCCCCGGGGACGACAATCGAGCCGCCGATGATTCGATACCAGAGAGTTCCGCTCGGGTCCCTCCAGAGATCGACATGGCGGGGGTCGAGAGGCCAAAGGGCCACTGGCCTTCCAATGGTATCGCGCTCGATTTCAGCAAATCCATTCCCGCCGATAATTGCGTGTTGGCCGAGAAGAACCTTAAACGAAAAGGCGTTCATCTCGGGATTCGGGGAGAGGTTAAGGAGGTTGTAAATCCTGTCCCTCTGGATAATTTTATTTTTGTCGTCTTTTACATACCAGGGAAGTTTTGCGATTTGTGTCGAGAGATAAACGACACCGCGATTAAATCCAGAGACCTTCATCGCGGTGTCTTCGTTGACGACAACCCCGGCTGTCATGGTGAAGAGGCTTCTTCGCTGACTGACCTGATTTATCGGGGAAAGGCGGCTAAGAAACCTCGTAAAAAAATTGGCCATAGCTTACGTCTCCCAAGTCGTCCGGGGATTATTCTTACCGCTGACCCTTTGATTTCTTGCCGGACTTTTTCTTGTCCTCGGCCTGGGCCTCTTCTTGCTCCGTCTTAGCGGAGGCCAATGTTTCAACGTCCGACAGAACTTGTTCAGCGGGGACGATAACAGACTCCTCTGATTTCGTCTCGGGGGCAACAACTTGGGAATGTTTCTGGGCCTTTGGAGTTGGCATTTCTTCGACAATGGCCCCGCCACGTTTCAGCCAACGAGTCACACTTGCTTCAGGGACTTCGACGATCTCACCTTTTGAGGCAAAGATCTCTCCGTTGACGAATTTGTCCTCGCCGAAAATCATTTTCACTGTCTTTCCCATCTTCTTCTCCTTGCATGGGTTGTTTCAAAAATAAGGGGGACCATTGGTCCCCCTTGAACTCAATCACACTATTCCGTCCGGTCAAGATCAGATCGCCTGATCGTAAGCGGGGAGGTAGGTGGGTTTGTGCAGGACGTAAACGGCAGCGATGAGTTTCGCTGCGGTGCTGTCAGCCACGTTCAGCGAGACGTAACCGAATCCACCATTGACATCCAGGTCTTCGGCCAGGATTTCAAAGGCCACGATTCCGCCGTCAGCGGCGAAAAGGGCAGACAGATCGAAATTGTCCGACTTCGCGGCCGGCTGGACCTTGGTGAAAACCGTCGCGGCCCCCGCCTTGTGGTAGTAGGGGTTGTCGATTTCCAGGGCCTTGCTCGTTCCGCCCGACGCAGCGTTGTGTTGCTCAAAGCTGAAATCCACAACAGCGCCAGTCGAGGTGCCCATGTTCACAAGGACAGCCACGCGGTCGCCTTTTTGGAGGCCGATGCGAGCGCCAGTGATGGCAGCGGCGTTCATGTCCGTTCCGGGGGCGACAACCTGCTTCAGGTTCGCCTTTTCCAAGAGGAATTGTTCCATGTCTTAAATCTCCTTAAAAAATTGTTTTCTTTCGCTTTGGAGGAAGGGCCAATCAAGGCCCTCCTCCGCTTTCACAGTTCCGGTCCGGCTATCCCCGCCGATTAGGCGCGGTCAGCCAAGGTCACAACACCCGACATGGTGTATCCACCATTCTGGGTCGTGATCGGGGCCTTGAAGGGGCACTGGCCATCAATCCGCATGGTGAACTTGTAAGCGGTGATGTCCTTGTCGAAGTAGAGGTGCGTGGACACCGACTGCTTCATGCCGCCAGCCTTCAAGATGGTGTAGTAGTAGGCCAGGTTGACGAAGGTGATGTCGCCCTCGTCTCCCAACGCTTTGGTCGCGCCGATCATCGGAATGACAGGTCGTCCCAACAAGAGAGCGTAGGGGCTCTGGTTCATCTGACTGCCAGGGGCCAGGTAGATGAAGTTGTCGTTGTCATCCTTCATGGTGAGGAGCTGGGGCTCCACAGCCGGGTTGATGAGCCACACCGCGCCAGCGCGGGCTTGGGGGATCATCGCCGACCACATTTTGATGACGTTGCGGGCGACAACGGTGTCAGCCGTTTGACCGGATTCCTTGGCAACCTGAACTTTGAAACCGCTGTTCAGGAGACCAGTGGGCTTGCCAACGCCGTCACCTGTGAGGATGGCTTCGTTGACCTTGTGCATGATGGCACCGGGGGCCTGGCTCAAGATGTAGGACTCGAGAGCCGCTGTGTCCTCAACCAATTCGTCGGTCAATTTCACCAACGCGGCCAACTTGTGGAGGCGCATATTGGCGCGACCGAATTTGTGCTTCGACTCGGTGATGGCTTCACC